TTAAAGAGGGCGGAATCTCACAAATAAAGCTTTTGTGCCATCCGGCCCTTTAAATCTGCGATTGGCAATTACAATTAAAGGTAGCCAATCGGAAACATCATTGGTCGATAAATTTCTTATCTTAAAACCAATGGTATAATATCTTCTACGGTATCCTGTTCCCATCATTATCGTGTTGGTCAACCGCATTTTATTAATTGTCCAATATCCGATGAATTTTGCATATCCGGAAGGCTGCTTTCCGGATCTTCTTGGAAGCTCGTAAGCTTCCACGCGAAAACCATTGAAAGCCGATCCAAGACCGATCTCGGAAAAATACATCATATTGGGAAATAGATAATGGACATAACCTGTTCTGCCATCATGATTTCTTTTCACAAAGGCACTTATGTAAGGCGGAAGCGTTAAATCATTCCAGTTTGAAGGATCAAAATACTGGATGGTATATGCACCGTCTTGAAGTGAAAACTTTTTTGGGATGATTGCTGAATATGTCAGCATCGGTTGTGCGGGAAAATTTCCGGTAGGGGATTTTGCATAGGGGCGATCATGTGCAAAATCCCATCCTTTGTAAACCAGGGAAAGCTGCGAAGATAATTGTCTTGTGGTCTCCGTGTATTCAATAATGATGGAATTTCCGGGAGCAACGCCCGATCCGGAATTAAACGATATGTCTGTAATCATATCCGCTGTGGTATTGTCAGGGATATCGTTTTTAAATCTGCTTCTTGTCCCTGTAAACGTATTAAACCCCGTCATCGCGGAAAATGGAACGACAGTTTTCAATATGGGTGTGATCCTTCGATAAACGGTAACAAAGCCTGAATTCCAGTAAATAAATCTTCCCATCTTGACAACAACATTTCCACCATGGTTCACAAATGCAGTCAGATCGATCGATGTTGTTAATCTGGGAAATACGCCAAGATCATTTCTTAATGTATCGAGATCCTGGACTTCAGGCGAACCCATTCCAGGGATTTTTCGATAAAATACACTTCCGCTTGCAACATCCGCCATTTTTTGAAGCGTTACCGCTTTATCCACAAGATCAACAGTGTTGATGGTCGCATCTTTTACCTGAGTTCCGGGAACTTGTGTCCTGCCCATAAGGCTATCTCCAGTAAGTTACAAGGATGACATCCGTTGCAACCGGTGCGGATGCCATGGCGATGTTCTGGCCGGAAATGGTGTAGTCGTTCCCGGAGCCTGAGTTCTGAAGAAGCCCATTTAAAAAAACCATTTCGGTTCCGGCTATGGGCGCATTGGCAAGCAAAAAGGTGACATTTAAGCCATCCCGATTACCGGCGGGAATTTCGCGAACCATATATGTGCCCATAAGAAAGGACTTGATAGCGGCCTTGAGGTTTGCCCATGTGAAACTGGCAAGCTTGTTGGAGTCGGCAGCGTTCATCAGGGCAAAAGCATCTGCATCGGCCGGCGTGGCCTTGCTTGTCCCGGAATTGATAAGCGCACCAATCGATTCAACCGTTTCATCACCGGTATTCGTCCCTGATGTATTATCAAGAACAGACTTTTGCGCTTCAGTCATGTATCGACGGTTCAACGAATCTGCGATATCAGCCGTCGTTGCATCCTCGCCGGCAGTGACCAATCCTTTCGAATCATATGTGATCTTGGTCTTTGTCGCTCCGGTAATCGGCGCATTCGGGACAACGCCGGTGCCTTCTACGTGCACCACGTCCCACTTGGTACCAACGGTAGCCTGATCACCTGAAGCCGTGGCATCTTCCGTGCAAAGCAGTTCATCACCGGGGATGACGGATACTCCGGAAACCCCGCCGATTTTACCCGCCACCGAGACCTTGTAAGTCCAGCCGCAATCTGCAGCCGGATAATCGGGGTTGGTCGAACAATCGACCACTCCTTTGAACACCATCGCATCAGCGGCTGCTATGATACCGTCCGCATAAGTCTTGTTGACGGCGTCGCCCCCGTCAACCGGAGCTGCAAGATTGGTGATCTTTTTGGCGTTGAAGTTAAAATCATCATCTGCATAAACCTGTTTGGTAATCCTTAATTTGGTTGTCGTCATTTTTTTACTCCTTTATGTAAACAATGGTTAAATGATCCGTAAAACCGGTATTCATCGGAGCCTCTGAAAACATGATCTCATTAACTCCTTTTTCCAAAAAATCGATACCTGCCCTTTGCTTTAGTCCATTCACAAACACCTGGGTGCTCCCCGGCAAATAATCATAGGTGGTAGCAAACACCAGGTTGGCGCCATTCACCGTGCCGATAAGAACTTCGTCCACCAAGCTGCCGATGGCTGGTAATCCGGACGGCCCGGGAATGCCCTGGGGACCGGATTCGATGGCAGAAATCTGCTCGATGGCGACTCCAATGCTTTCAATTACCGTGATTTGTTCTATCCCGTCGATGGTAACGGAAACAATCTGATCCGGTTCACTGAGTACAACCAGAACGGAATCCTCACCGCCCTCGACGGCAAGGACCTGGTCGCCATCAACAACAACCTCAAGCACCTGGTCTTCAATAACAAGAATTTCGCTCATATTGCCGCCGCCGCCAGTATGGTTGCCGGCCCGTATTGCCTAAAAACGGCCTCGCCGGCCGGAGAGTAAAGGAACAAATTGTAAATACCGATCACATCCTTGTGCTGAGCGCAAAGCCCCAGGGTGTCCGCGTCATTGATATACATTTGATAAATTCCGCTCTCCGGCGTATTCAGATAAAGCCCTGTATCGCCGCCCGGCATCCAGTCATCCAATGCATGGGGGATTGCAATCAGGGGGATGGCATCCGTCAGTTTCGCCCGGATTTGCATCTTGCTGGTGTACCCGGTGATATCAACCGGTGCTAACGGGTTGCCGGACTTCCACTGAAATTTTTGATTGAATGTTCCCCCCTCTGTTATGGTTATCGGGTACAGAAAGTTGAAGCAGCTCATTTTTTATCCTTGCGAAGCACTGTTACGTCCTTGCCGAAAAATTCTGGAGCACAGGTAATTTTTTATAAGACAGCCAGCCCCCCAGCCTTACCCCCCAATACATCGGCTGATAAATCCACCATGGGTTGCCCCGTGAAATCATTGCCTGCCGGAATACATCGTCACACTGCCCCCTGGGCAGGTCCGGCACAGACTCAATCCGGTACAGGTAATCATGCAGTACCGACTCCCGGTGCGCTCGGTCCCCCCACATCATATAGACAATCGGTAGCCGCGGCACCGAAGCCAAATCCGTTTCAAATCCCGCCGGTACCGTTATGACCCGCTCACCACTGTCGTAAACAAGGGGGGCTTCCAGGCGGTAAACCGTCCTTCCGCGATAAGTGCCGATATCCTCAACCCTTAAAGCACTGACAAATCCTTTTAAATTATCCATGGTGAAGCGCCCTTTCTTTCTGTAAGGTGTCATAGAAAAAGCTCAATTTGTGTCCAATGACAATGGCGGTCCAGGCTGTCGCGTCGTTGTTTTTCATAATGTCCAGACTTTCAGACAACACGTTTCTGAAATTGTAGATATTTCGGGTCAGTTGAATGTAACCGTTTGCAAGCTGATCTATTGTCATAAGTTTGGGTTGATAGACGATGTGACGGTTATCGTAATGCTCCCAGTTGGTATCAATGATTCTGCCTTCTGCTACTATACGTTGTCCAAGTACGGTATTTGGATAAGGAACAAGGATGTTCACCATGGCGGAATCAATTTTCGATTTCTGATAACAATCATAAATCCGGTCAAATACCCCAGGGTCATCACTATCAAGCCCGCACATGAAGTTGCCTTGCACGACGATCCCGTGGTCATGCGCGCATTGGATGATAACCCTCAAGGTATCGGTCAAATTGCCCGATCCCTGTTTTTTCAGTCTTGCGGTAGGCGTTTCGACCCCGAGCGTGATCCATTTCACGCCTCCGTGCGCCAGGTCCGGGATCATCTCCAGATCTTGCTGTCTGGCTATGGTTGTTTCAACGCAGATATCTTTTTTCAGCGGTGCTATGGCTTTCATCAGTTCTTTGGTGTGCCGCTTGTTCAGGCCGAAAGTTGCGTCACACAGCCACATGAACCTGCCCTTTGTCTGGGCCACTTCGTTATAGATTGTCTCGACCTTTCTCATAACATATTCGCCGGGCAGGTAAGGGCTGCAAAATTCACAGGCATAAGGGCAGCCCAGGGAAGTTGGGATACAGGGAAACTGGAACCAGCTCTTGTCATTATGTGGTTGATAAGGCACAATCGGGTATCTGAATCTTTTCTCTTTGTCGATAACCAGGATTGGCCGCTGCATGTTAGGAATGATCTTTCCTTCGCTGATATTGCGGAGGAGTGTTTTCCATTGCTGCTCGCAGATGCTGTTGACAATCACGTCGCAGTAGGGAATGGCTTCCTGGTAGGTCTGCGAGCCCCGAAAATGGGGGCCGCCAAGAATGACGATTTTACCCTCAGCGCGCAGCCTTTCGGCGACCCGGTAAGTTGCGTTTGCCGTCTGCGTGTAAACGCTGAAGCCCACGACGTTTGTATCACGGGGGGCGTAAACAGAATTTTCCTTGCAGACAGATGCCCGCGCCTGCCAGCCCAGCGATTCCGACCACAGCTTCAAGGCGTCCAATACAATGGGGTAAGCCAGGTTGATAAGACTGAAGCGCCGGTATAGATGATACAAATCGATTTTCATAAGTTTTGGTCTCCCATCGTTACCGCAGTCCGAATAATTTCCGGAAATGCAGGCCGTAAAGCGAAAACGATACGGCATCCGCCATCAGGTTGGGCCTGGCAAATAAGGTCCACAGCAGAAGCGACCAGTAATGCCACCGTCCCGAGTCCTGCACGCCGAGCGCATAAAACGATTTGAAAAAAGTCACCAGTGCCACGATACCTATCTCCGCTGGTAAGTTCGGGTGCGGGTTGTATTCGCGCAAAAGCTTCCGGATTCTCTGGTAGAAAGGCTTGGGCGAATATATGTCATGCAGGATTCTCAAATAACCCTTTACGAGTTCTTTGGGATCCATCACAGGGACATAATTCAAAGTCAGGTCCGTGTTGTTTCCTGAAGCTTCGGAAATGATCCTGTTTTCTGATTCATACCGCCTGTAAAGTGCCGTTTTTTTGGGGGCGTTCAGAAGGCCCACCATGGCCGAAACAATCCCGCTTTGCTGGATGAAATCAATCTGCCGCTGGAAAGTGGTTTCCGTGTCGCTGTCAAAACCGACAATAAAACCGGCCGACACCTGCAGGCCGGCGTTTTGCATTTTTTTAACACTCTGAAGCATATCCCGATTGCTGTTCTGTTTCTTGTTGCATTCTTTCAGGGATTTTTCCTCTGGGGTTTCGATCCCGATAAAAACAGAACTGAAGCCGGTTGCAACCATCAAAGAAAGCATTTCGTCATCGTCGGCAAGATCAACGGAAGCCTGCGTGTTGAACGTGAAAGGAAAGTTGTGCCGTTCCATCCAATCTTTCATGGCGGGGAGCAGGTTGTATTTGACTTCTTTTCGGCACCCGATGAAATTGTCATCGACAATGAGTACATGCCCGCGCCAGTTCAGATCGAAAAGCGCCTGCAGCTCGTCAATGACCTGCTGGGTGCTTTTCATCCGGACCTTACGTCCGAACAGTGCGGTTATCTCGCAGAACTCGCAGGAAAACGGGCAACCGCGGGAAACCTGGATGCTCATGAAAACGTAGTCTTTCAGTGACATCAGATGATAATCGGGTATGGGCGTCAGCGTCAGGTCCGCAAATCTGCTGGTTTTATAGATCCTTTCCGGCGTTTGACCCGAGGCCAAGGCATTCAGAAACGGGGGAAGCGTGATTTCTGCTTCATTCAATATGAAATGATCGACTTCCGGATAATTTTCATATTCCTGGGTGAACAGGGGTCCGCCGGCGACGATCTTGACCTTGTGCTTCAAACACCGCTTGATTATCTCGCTCACCGATTTTTTTTGAATATACATGGCGCTGATAAACACATAATCGGCCCAAGCCAGGTCCTTTGGCCAGAGCGGAGAAATGTTCAGATTCACCAGCTTTTTATTCCACTCTTTCGGAAGCATTGCCGACACTGTCAGCATGCCAAGCGGCGGGCATGCCGCCTTTTTATTGACAAAACGCAAAATGGATTTAAAGGTCCAGAACGAATCCGGGTAATGCGGGACCACCAATAATATGTTCATGGTGCTTTCCTTATGTACTTTGACATCAGGGATATTATTTTTGTCACATAGCCAAGCGTTTCGCAGCTTTTCCAGCCAGGCACAAATTTTGCGACCGCCGCGATGCTTGCCCACAGGTTCGGTTCAACAGTACACAGCTTTTGGGCTTTTAAGATATTTCCGGCCCCGGCATTGTATGACGCGAACATAAGCGCCAACCGGTCCAGTTCCGGCCGGGGGTTTGACCACATCCGGTATAATTTCCGATCGTAAAAAATACCGGCTTCAATATTTTGCTCAGGATCCTCAACATTTGTAATCCACGGGCAGTGGTACTTTTTGATTTCTGCAAATGTCGCAGGCATGATCTGCAGGATGCCCTTTGCGCCGCACCATGACACGGCTGCCGGATCTATTCCGGATTCTGCAATTGCCTGCGCCCGAAACCACCGCCAATCAAAGTCCGCGCCGAAGTATTTCTCCGAATATTTTGAGAAAAACATGTCATACTTGGTTGTAAACGCCGGAGAATCAACGGTTGTACCAATCTTCATACTATCCCTCCCATTATTTTGAGAATTTGACCGTTATGGTGAAAGTCTGAGTCCCTTTATAGGGCCTTGAACAGGTTTGCGTTTCGTAAATTCGAAAGGGACAAATATCGAATACGATTTACCTCCTGCTTCAGTCTTATCGGCCCCGTAATATCCCCAGTTCTGGGAATACCGCACATACCAGTTATAATCTCCTGGGCCGATATCCTTTAAATCGTACCGGATCGAGCCATCCGCCTCGTTATTCGCCGAAACGACCAGCTTTCCTGAAACTACGATCATTTCTTCAGGGAGGCCTTTGACATTTGACCAAATTTCATACTGCATCCCGATTGCTGCTGACTGTGGATCCGACACCAAAAAAGCAGCGTTGGTATTGAATGCCGATATAACCACCAAAAACAGAGTAAGAATTAATGTTTTCATGATTCACTCCCCCCTTTCATTTACTGAATAAATTTGTCCTTTCCCGGATAGTCGTTTCAAGAATGGCGATTTGCCTTGCAAGTTCAGCAATCGCCCGGTTGCGCTCATCTTTTCCTTTCTCGCGTTTTTCTTCCAGTTCTTCTATTTTGGTAAATAAATCATCCAGCTTGCCCGTGACGTTATTCGTTGCACATATTTTTTCCTGGAGGCATACGGCCTGTCTGTCCCTGCAAAAAGCAAAAGGAACAAGCTTCGTGATTTCATCTTGAAGTTTTTCTGTCATTTGTCGCGGTGTTAAAATACCCACCTCCTCCCTTAAATTCGCCAAGTCTTTTTGATGTTGCTCAAGCGTTTTTTCGTGGGAAGAAATTGCATATCGGGCGCCTCCCCATGCCGCCGCCGTCGACGCCACCAGTACGATGATCCATTGTAGAAAGTGAACCGTTTCCATTTTACTCACCAATCATTGTGTTTTTGTAAAAAGTCGAAATTGGGATGGCAAAGTAAAAAGTTCAAGATCAAGGCGTGCGCACCGGAGCTTTCGGCGACAACTCCTGAGGAGTGAGGCGTACGACCAGTACGCCGCAACGACGAAGGATGCAGCACAACGCAGATATTGGACTTTTTACGAAGCCATCAGTCATAAAAAGGGATCAGCACAATGGCTGCATCGGCAATTTTGTCATGCACAGGCAGCGCCGCCAAGGTTTCCTCAACCGAATCATATCCGGCTTCACAATCCTCGTTGAACTCATACTCGACATAGCCGTACCAATTCCCATTGGGGCAGGTATTGGCAATCTGTATAAAATGCGTTTTCCCGGTGCTGCTTCCAGCCTGGTCGTTTACCCATTCCGGCTTCACCGTCTGCAAAGATTTTGGTGAAGGGGAAGATGTGTCGCCGTCCGATGTTGTCACGGTTATTTTTGAAAATTCATCGTCACTGTTGATAGAAGAAGGCCGCTCCGTAAAGCACGTTAAGCTCGTAGTTAATGTGCACTTCCCCGATGTGTCCCATAGTGCAATTCCAATTGTCTCGCCGTCGCACGGCGAAAGCTCCGCATGGAAGCCATACCCGATGTAATATGTTCCCTGAAAATTGTCAGTGACCGCATATCTTACCCGGTAGGGGATTGAAGATTTGACCACAATTGATTTTTCATAGGTCCGGCCTGCGTAAATATACCGGTATCTGTAATCCGAACTGCGCGCCACTCCAGACGATGGCGCCTGCCACCAGGCCGCGGGAAGCTGGTGTATTTGGTCGGCATCTGGTGTCGTAGTCTGCGCCTCAACTTTCCAGTAGGGGATCGTGTCCTCATATCTCCCGATTGCCACCCGATTCGACGGGTTATCCTTATCGCTTGCTTTATACTTGCCGGGGTATTGTGCGGCCAGCCCAGCAGTGCATTGGTATTCAATCCAGTATTTAAGAGGGTCATCGAGCGGGTCATCGGGCTCAATTTTCCAGTATCCGGTATCCGGGTCCAGGTCATAGGTTATGGCTTGATATGCGCCGGCGCTGTCTTTGACTTTTAGGTAAGTCAGCAGCGCGGCGTTTACCGGGGTTCCGTCCCCGCGGGTCAGTTTTATTTGCAGTCCGCAGGGTTTGGGGTTTTGCTCGAACCCGATCACCACCGGGGTGTTGGCAAGCCCTCGATCCCGATACTCAACAATCACCCGATCCCCAACAGTAAAGGCTGCACCGTTGCATTCCATGTACTCGATCTGCACCCCGTCCAGGTTCATTTTTTCGTTTATGTCGAGGCCCTGCTGGCAGGAAGTAGCGGTGTCGAGTGTAACGCTGCACGCATTTTCATCAATTTCCGTGATTTCCCCGATCCGATAAGTCGGCATCCACTTTTGCCAGCCAGGCAGGAAAGCAAGGTTGCAAAATGCTTGTACAGGCGTCATGGCCCGGATATCCACAAGCTGGCCGTCGCGTTCCGGGTCATGCGCGGCATCATCGGCGTATCCCGGCCGGATATTGATACCGGCATCCGGATCACCGTTGATTTCTATCGTCCCGACGATCCCGGATAATTCATCCGATAAATCCGCGCACCAGGCAGAAACCGTCTGGTCTTCCGGGATAAGCTCCAGAGATTCTTTCTGTTTAATGAGCGATGCGCTAAGCAGCCTAAGCCCTGGGCCCTTAAAGTCCGGATCACCGATCGGCAAATCCGCGATCTGGGCCTCGACATCCGCAAGCATGGCGTCAAGTCTGGCCAGGTTCTCTTCAACCGCGTCCCGGTTGCTCAGAAGCGTTACAGAGTATTGGCCGTCCCCCAGGTTGGTTTTGATTTCGCCCTTGCCCATTTACGCCTCGACATCCATCTGACTGGAACCCGGTCCGACTGCGATCGTAACCGCTCTTGCTTCAAATGTTTTGCTTCCGGCAAAAACAGTGTCGCCGGGTTCCAGGTATGTGTCCGGCACCACAGTTCTTGCCGCTGCGGGTGCAGCGCCGGAAGTCTTTCTGTAAGTGATCCCTTTCAGGAAAATTTCTTTGGGTGTTTTGGTCACATTTTTATACCCGTCCAGAACCACGGACCGATTCCGGCCGCCTTCGTAAATCTGGATATTGTCCAGCGTTACCCGTGCAATTTCTTCGTGTTGGTATGCGATACCGTTTTCGGATATGACTTTGTAAAGAACCAGTTCGCCATGCAGACGGGCGGCGATTTCGCCAGCATGGTTCAGTGAAGGCACGGCAACGCTCAAATAATTTTGGACTCTGGTCATAATGCCCGCTTCCGGATATTGAAACTGGATATCGGAATTACGATGTCCGGTAGCCCATCGGCCGCACCGGTCAAAACGCACCGGTAGGTAACGACAGGCGATAAAAGATGCCAGATGTCTGTCTCGGCGATCCCTGTCACACAAATATCCGCCGGAGCCGTAGCCAAGGCAAAAAGAAAGCCATCAATGGTTGGCTCAATGGCAATCCGGGCTTCAACATGGACAATGGTTACAATGCCAATGCCCTGGACTTTGCCCGAGCCAACCACCACGCCAGGACCGGCAATTACGGGTGCTTCGAGCCGAAGGATCTGTTCGACCTGGGCGATGGTCTGCGCCTGGGCGGCCGGAGGATGTATGGATAAAAGGAGTCCGCCTATCGACGCACCGGCGACAATTTGTCCAGGGGCCGGCGAGACAACACCAAGAAACTGAATATCCACGACAGATCCGCCGGCGTTTATCCGGCCCGGCATTACAGCAAGCGCCGATAGGGTACCGCCATCGCTCCCGGTTGCCAAAATCGTTGCGGCGGGTGGTGCAATCATGATGCATTGCAGCACCTGCCCTATGGCGGCTGCGGCCATAATCGCCGCAGGCGGGACAAGAAAAATAGGCGACACAATCCCTGCGATGCCACCGGAAATCTTCGCCACGGCCGCCATAGCGTTTACGGCTACAGTTGAACTCGATCCACTTGAACCGATGGTCCCGGAAAAAGGCTCACCCTGAAACGCAAAATCAAGCCCGTTAAGATCGACACTATCCGCCGCACCCACGTTGCAGAACGGGCAGCCGTCATAAGCGTAATCCAGGGTCTTCAAGTTTTCATATGTGGGCAGGGTCATCTGTATCCTTTACGGCAGTGTTAAGTTTTAAGTTTTAAGTGTTAAGTATCGGTTTTTTTATCTTAAAACCTAAAACTTAACCCTTAAAACTTTACCTGTAATCAATATCATCGACATAAACGCTGTACGTCGTTCCACCATAGGCCCATGCTTCGATCTCCAACACGCCCGCTGCGGTCGGCGTGAAGGTGATGGTAAGCTGCTCCCAGGTATCCGCCGCTGCCGTCATCGAGGCTGTAACATCTGCATTAACACCGGAAAGCTGCTCGCCGCGGCAGACAAGCTTTCCGGTGATTCCGGTGTTGGTTCTCCGGAACCAGCACATGACGGTCACTTGACTGCTTGCGGCAACCGCGATTTTTGCCAGCGACATGAAAAGGGGGTAGTAGGTGCTTCGATTTGCCGAAGTCGGCGACATTTGCCATGCAATTCCGGTCGCGGTATGCCTTACCGGCGATTGAGAACTGATGATGCCGCCATCCGTGTAAACATAGTTGTTTGCCGGTGATCCGTCGTGGGCTTCCAAACAGACCCTGCCGTTCATCCATGCTGCTTGGTTTTTAACCCTGTCGGTTTCTCCGAAGGTGCAGCCATTGAAATACTGGGTTCCAGGCGTAGACGCGGACACGGTCCCGCTGGCGTTTGATGCGGTGGTTGTCCCAATGATTTTATTGTCCAGGGCAGGGGGTGAATCGAAAGAAAATCCATAAGCCCCGGAGTTTTTGTCATTCGTTATTTTAAGCGTATTGCGGATCGCATTCGCATTGATTGAAACATTTGAAGATCCGTTATTGCAGACGTTCTCTGCCGTGATTTTGTTTACGTAGGCCGCCGCAACCGCAATACCGGAATTGGTGTTGTTATTCGCATTGACTATGGTTATTTCGATGCAGATGTTGTTTGATCCACCATACGAAACACCGGTACCCGTGTTGTTGTTGGCGTTTTTTACGTCAACCTTGCAGAAACTCGCCCCGTAGATGTAAATCCCGGCACTGTCATTGCCACACAGGCTGTGTGCAGTCACTTCACAATAAGAAGCGGTATAAAGACAAACGCCCCGCATTGCCCGAACCATGTTTATTCTGTTGCTCAAAACATAGTTTCTGTTCGTGAAATCAATGCCGTTACCCCTTCCCGAGCCCACGTCAAAATAGGTTTCTCCGTCCTGGTTCCCGGTGGCCGGGTCATATCCGCCCTGGAACTCGATCAGGTTTCCGGATGATCCGGAATCCTGAATGGTACAAGCGGCGGATAAAACCCTGAAACACTCCCGCTTGTATGTCGCTACGGTTTCGGTCGTTCCGTAATACCCGCGTCCCGCATTTGCGTTTATTGCCGGCCCGTTGTCTAACGTGACCGTTGTGCCGTTGATAGACTGGATCGGGTACCAACCTTCTTCGCCGCCGCTGGCGGCTGAATTCTTTGATATGAGACTTGTCAGGCTCAAGGCATCGGCTGAACCGCTCGCCTTGCAGGCGATGATATTATCAAGCAGGATGGTTGGGGTTCCAGGGTCCACGATTGCATAAAGGGCAACGGATTGAATGGAAGATCCAAGCGCTGATCCTTTGTTTATTGTGAAGGAATACTTATATGCGGTAGAATCAGTCACCGGAATAATGAACTCATCAACAATCGTATCCCCGGTCGTATCGGAACAAAGGCAGATTTTTAATGAATTAGCCGCTACCACCGTGCTGGCAAGAAACCAGAAAGAAAGCTGTTGGTATGCCGAATAATCAACTGCGCTACCAAGCGCCTTATAGGCAATCTTCCCGGTGGTGAAGGCCGCGGCAACCACAAATGACGAAGAGCAACTGCCTATTTTGTAATTCGAAGTATTTGTCGATGCTGTTACATTTGTGACTGGCGTCCATGCCGCATCGCATAATTCCACATTCGCAGTCAGAGCCGAGGCAAGGGTCACGGTTTTGGACAGGTTATTCCACGTTGCATTCCCGATGCTGGTGGGGTCTGGGGATTTTGCAACCTTGATCGTGTCCCCCGGGGCGATCCTTGCCGCTGTTGCGCCGGAGGTGATCGTTTTCCAGGCCAGCGCCCAGGTGGAGCCATCGTTTGCGTCATTTCCGTTGGCCGGATCGAGGTGAAATATCGTCATCTGTTTCCTTTACAGCAGTGACGAGTGACGGGTAACGGGTAACGAGTTTTTAACCCGTCACTCGTCACTGCTTTCCGTCACCTGTCACTCTTTTATGGCTGCGATAAATCGATTTCCGGCACCTTGATCTGGAAAGAATTGCCATCCGAAATCGTGTTATCATTTCCAAAGTCAATGCACATGACTATGGGATCATTGGTGACAGTGTCGTCATATATGATCGCCGCGCCTGTCGGGCCGATGCTTCCGCCCGAAGCGGTCCAGGTCACATCATCCCATGTGGTGGTGACTTTGTCCGTTGTGTCATTTTCCGTGACTGCAACTCCTGTCAGGGTTTTGCTGTTCTGGGTGTAGCCGTTGGCCGTGGCGATCTGGTCCGCCGTCACATCTGCAAGCTCAGCATGGTTATCTTTGTTGAATGCAAACGTGGTATTCATCAAAATGATTTTGAAAGTATCGCTCGACTCATCAATCTGTTTTGTTTTGAGCAAATACATGTAATGGTTGGGTACTGTGACTACGGCTGGCATAATGTTTTCCCCTCAATCCAGCGTTAATTTTTCATAAACCAAAAAGGACACGGCAACGTCCGTGTTTTGAATTTTTACCTTTTCCAGATATCCCGAGAAAACACCCTCCGGACAGGATAAGTGAACCAGTGTTTCGTTTTGGAAAAAAGCCCAAAGAGACAGCCGGACACCTTCCGGTACCTGCCTTGCCGTAAAATTAAAGGTGCGGTCAGAGTCAGTTATGCCGTTGTTGGAAATTACACACCCGCCATCCAATGTGGCCACCCGGGAAATGCGCTTCGTGTTTTCCTGGACCGGCACGGTGTCCACGGTTATCCGAACAAAGGTTCCTTGCGCTATTGTCGAAAAAGAAATATCCATGTCCCTTTTAAATATTCAGAAGAAATTTGTTGCCGTCTTTATTCATTTCCACCTGGAGCAGGCGCAGTATCTCAAAGACAAATGCCAGAAGCGCCGGCTCAACGCCGGTGGAGTCAATCTTGATCAGTCCTTCACCGCTGTCCAGCGCCCTTTCTTTTGCTTCCAAAAGCTCGAGTTGTTGGTCGATCAAATCTTTCTGCAGATCAAAATCCGCTTTCTTTTTTTCCATGTCATCGTTGATGGCTTGCTCCCATTGATCGGCTTCGAGCTGGCTCAACTGGGCAGGGTTATCCTGGAAAAACTGGTCAATTGAACTGCCGGTTTCGTCAATGCTCGTGGACAGGTCATCAAATATGTTGCTGAATTCATCGGTACCGGCAAGGCTGATATCCATGGAAACATCTTCAGGTAAAGTGCCGATATCTTCATTTACAGCGTCTATATTTTCTTGCGCATCGCCGGAGACAGTCAGGTAAATATCGGCTTCTGCAGGAATATCGGTGATTGAATCGCTCAGGTCGTTTGCATCTTCCGAAACATCAACTGCACTTCCTCCGAATTCGGAAAGAGCTGAAGACATATCCGTCAAGGGGTCGGTCATTGAGTCAATGGCTTCAAAAATAATCCGGACAGTTCTTTCAAGATCGGCCACGGCGTTTATTCCTTGCTTTGTCCACGTAGTAGATTCCCCACAAACGGCTTTCGTCATCCGTTAAAAAACCCTGGGGAAATAAATCGGGTCTGACCTCGTACAAGAATCGCCCCCTGGAATCGCAAAGCTTCAAGGCGATTCGGACATCACTTCGATTCCAGAGGGCTTCTATTTTCCCGACTCGTGCCCCAGGCCGGTTAATCGCATGATCTTTTTGGTTAAAATCAAAAATTCAGTTGGAAAGGCCATATTCAGTTTGACGGCAAGCTCGATGTCGCATACCGGGTCCACGCTGCCGGCAATCAGCAATTCCAGGCGCAGCGCAATATCCATGGGCACGCTTCCATCCAGACCGGTCATGTGCCGCACGGCAGTTGCCGTTCCTTCAGGTTGTTTTCCCGATAAAGCTTCCAATACGGCATTGATGGTTTTTCGGTTTTTCTCGGCCATTTCCTTGCAGCGGCCCAGTTCATTGCCGTTAAGGCCCTTTACGGTCCATTCTGCAGGTCCATCGAACCATTGTTTCAAATCGGGCAGAGGTATGGTTGCGGTCCGATGAACGAGCTTGGCTTTCTTGAACTCTTTTGCTTTAAAAAACATTGCAGATTCTCTCCTCAAAAAAAAGGTGACGGGTGACGAGTAACGGGTGACGGCCGGTAGACTTGTCACCTGTCACCTGTCACTCGTCACTTATCACTCCGATCTCCGTCCAGAGCCAAGAATTGGCCTTGAATCCAAATCAGCTCCCAATCTCGATAATAAAAGTTTCCTAAATTCGTAATGGTAACCATATCCCCGCGTGCGTAAAAATCATATGTCGCCAACAAAACCCCATCGGCCGTCAGTTCCGCTTTCCCGCAAGGGCCAGGCCCGAAAGGCCCTTGGGTGAAACGGATTTCATAAACCGTTCCCGCCAGGTTGACGGTGTAGGTGTGCCCGGCGATATCCGTTTTGATATCCCCGGCCGTGGCGAAACTGGTCAGTACAAACAACAAAGCAATCAACAAACTGGCAAATAATGATTTTTTCATGGTTGTTCTCCTTAAGAAAAGGTTACAAGGTGCAGGGTAGAGGTTTTTTTCTGCCCTCTGTCTTCCGTCTTCTGTTATCTGTCCTCTGTTTATCCGGTTATTCTCTTCCCCGGATCATTTGCATTTATGGTGAAATCAGCAACGATGCTGCCACGGGCAGGGTATTGGACATTGATGCCCAGAAAACCCTGGGTCAGGATATAATTGTCAGTTTGCAGTCTATCGACAAAGTATTTGATCCAGATCTTTTTCCCTTCCTTGGTCAGTATGGGATCTGAAATTCCGTTATCCAAAAAGGCCTTGAACTTGCCGGCTTTTAAAGACGTGCTTACCTCGCCGATGACCCCGCCGTAAAACGGCTGTGATGTCGTTGACATGCTGTTTGCGGCCGGTTGAAAATCAGCGGCCTTGGGCAGTTCAGAGAATTCCGGTTCGTAATATTGCGCACAAACATTTTTGGTGGTGTTTCCGGTATGGTTCAACATCAGTGCCGGGCTGAAAACAACACCGGCCAGACCGATCGTGGCGTTTTGCTCCCGGATGAATTCTGTTTTTAGAATTGACGGGTAGTTTGCCATTTCACGGTGGCGATTCGGGATCGCATAAATTTCGGTGCCGGCAATAGGCGTCGCCGTAGTAGACGAAAGGCGCACCTGGGCCAGTTCGACGCTGCCGACCGGGATAAAAGGCGGTCCGCCGTTTGCGCCGCGGACTTCACTGAAAGACGCTCCTTCCACGCCGTTGACCACGGCTACAGCCGCAACGCTGTTGATGGTAATGGTGTTGATGCGACAAACATCAGCGTCAGCACCGCGCAAGCATGTAATATCCACGCTTGTCGCCAGGGTGGTTACAACGCCTGCAAGGTTCAGGGATCCGGCAGACAAATCAACCTTGTCATTGGCGCCGGATATCGCAGGTGTTACAACAAACCCGGTCAGAACGCCGTCTGGTTTGACAACAGGCGCAAAACCGGATTCATCGGACCAGATTTCTGCCGCTGAATTGTAGGTTTTGTGGTCACCCGCATCAACCAGGGCAACCATGGAAACAAGGGATTGCCCGTTTTCAAAATATAACAAAGAGTTTTCGGCGGTTGTCATCGGTATTCCTCTTTATTATGCGTAGGGTGATGTAATGGTTGTGAAATATTTGATCGTGAAATTCGCTGTAACCAAAACTGAATCATTCTTGGAATAATCATTCGTGCCGCCGGAAACATAGGCCATGTCTTCAATAAGGGATGAAATTGGCTCCCGCATGAAAGCTTCCCGTAGATCCCCGAGTATTTGCTCCGCAAGGACCGAGGGGTTTGTTATCCCGGTTAAAGCGACAGCTTCTACCCGGAGCGGCATTGTGCAAAGGTACTGGCCGCCGCCGATCCGCTCTGCTGTTTCGGTAAACGGGTAGACGATACATGCCGGCAGCCTTGATGGGTCAACTTTTGTAATCGCACGGTATGTGTTCAGTCCCAGGTCCGTGTTATACCCGCTTGCCGTGGTGATGGTCACCGCGCGCACAAGGCATGCTTGAATAATCAGTTCGCGTTTTGTGTCAGACACTTTCCAGCACCCCGTCTATCACCGTTGCGTAGTCATCAATTACAATGTCCGCGCCGTATTCCGTTATCGGGTCGATAAAATAAGGTTGCGCCTGGATATCCTGAATGCGAACAGATGATAATATTTTCCGTTTTGCCCTTACCCCGCGCACATATTTCGTCCATCCATAGACTTGGTTTTGCCCGACTGTGACATGCCGGAATTCATGCGTGGCACCGCCCCGGAATATTTGCACGTGTACCGGTCTTTTTCGTTTCCAGCCGGCCGCGTCGGGAGCAAAATCATAAAGCTCAATCGGTATCCCTTTTGAAGTGATTTCTGCTCGATATCCGTCCAGGGTTTCAGTATCGGGCACCGTTGTTTCAATCTCGCTGTCGACTTGCTCAAAATCAACATTCAGCGTTTTTACGGTTTCATCGGCAAAGGTTTCTTTGGTTTTCGCAACACCTTTTGTGAGTGAAGTGCAGGCATTTGTCGGTAAATACGATTTGAGCAGTTGCAGCGCCACCAGCACACCGTCAAGAGCTGCACTGTCAATCCTTATGGTAAAGCTATCACTCACCGACCACCGCCTTGACGACATAACCGTCGTTATTCATGATGGACTGTACGACATGCCGAATACCATTGATAATAAAGGATTCACCGACTCTGGCCTCGCGCGCCAGGTCTGCAAGAGAATATTCGACGGTTTTTATTTGCAGCCAGGTTTCTGCTTGCCCGGAGGGTTGCAGCAGCATCGATTCGTTAAACAGCACCTTGAAGTTTAACGGCTCGCCGGTCAAAGGGGTAAATGTAGCATCGACTCCCCCGAGTTTTGCCAATACATCCTTCCAAAGTCTGTTTTGCAGTGTGTCGAAGTCAGTCATAATAAAAGGGTGCAGGTAATAGGGTACAGGGTGCAGGTTTTTCCTGTCCCCTGATAACTGCCCCCTGATACCTTTCTTTTAAGCTACCAACTTGACCAGCACCCCCGGTCTGAAACACATCGGCAGCGGGTTGGACTGCATGTGCAAATCAAGGCCGCGGTTGTACTGCCGCATTTCCTGTTTTGCATAGAGCGGTATCCCGATGGTATTTACGGTTTCCAGGAAATCGGCTGGTGCATAGATGGTTTTGAAGGTGTCCATCGTACCCTGGGGGAAACAATGTCCTTCACCGTCATTGATAAATTTTCGGGTTACACCAGCGGCATCCGAAGCCGTGCCGCGGTATTCTTCAAAAATAATCCCGCCGTAGGAAAACCCCTTTCTGATGTCTCCGCCAATGATTTGTACAGCCAGGGCGGTGTTGTCGAAAGTGGCTTTGACGTTCGCATGTCCGGTCAGCGCATCAAAAAAGTCGGCGGAAACAAGCGCTCGCGGGCTGGACATGACCTCGCCGCGCAGGTTGTCTTCAATGAGTCGAAGAACTGCCATGCATTTGGCCCGGACATCGGTTGTGGGCGTTGATAAATCAAAATCAACGTAATTCTGATCAATCCCGAATTCCGTATAAAGGTTGTACAGAAGGGACCCGTCGGCATCCAGAATGATCCCTTTCAGCGCCCCCATCCTCAAGTGCTCAAGGGTAATTGCGTACTTGTTTTTGGCCGTTTGCATATGGCTATTAATGACATTGGCCAATGTCTGCGCCTGGTTCTCTGTGCCGAACTCACGGACAGCTTCAAACTCGGTAGCCAGGATCGTATCGCCGAGGGGGATATGGGGGACGCTGAACGCCCGAACTTTTCTTTTGCCCATTCGGTTCTGTTGTTCGGGCGCGCCGACCGGCATCGTTGATAACAGGTTAAGTACTCCGTTTAACTCCTCTACCAGCGCAACGCGGGTGGTGATCCCCTTGTCGGGGAAAAGGTTCAGTTCTCTCAGCCTGCCGTAATTGTTCGGAAGGATATTGATTGCTTGCGTCAGCGAAACCATGTTGAAGGCATCTGTATCAAAAGGGTTCAGCAACATTTTCGTACTCCTTTTTTTGTAACGGGTGACGGGTAACGAGTGACGGGTGACGGGTAACGGACGATAAGCTTGTCACTGCTTTTAAAACCTGTCACTCGTCACTTGTCACCTGTCACTGATTTATACATCTGTCCTGGTAACAATCCCCGCGTTCGCCAGTTGAACCAGCGCGGCAGCCTTTTGGGCATCCGAAGCGCCTGTCGGCCAGGTCAGATAATCAGCAACGATTTGCGCATCACGGACGATTGCAACAGCCTGTCTGTCTGGGTTATAAGCCGATGGGTTGGCTCCAATTGTGCAGATATTGACCTGGGCTGTCGCATTCAGATTTTCCGACTGGAATGTTCCGACCTGATTATCCAGGATCAAAACTCCGGCGGCGGTTCCGGCTGTCCATGTCCCGGAGGTAAGCGTCAATGACACCACCTGCGCTGTTGCGCCGCTGGTTTCGCCGGTCACGACCATTCCAGGTTGTAATTCAGCGGTGCCACCGGAGGTGTAGGCAACTTGTTTCTGGGTCGAATCATTTGTGTCAGCTCCGGCAGTCAGTATGCCGTAAGCATCCTCAGACCCATCGATCCCGGTAAGGTTAAGCTCCCGGACTTTCCCGGAACCCGCCGGAACCGTAATGGTGAAAGTGTCACCGAGGGCAAAGTCTGTGGCGCCATCGGTCAGGGTGAAATTGATCGCCGGATTGGAATAAGCGCCCATCACGGCATCCGGCAAGGCTTCGCCATCCGGGTCCCGGACCGAAAATATGCCGCCATTGGCAGCCACCCCGACGCATCGCAGGGTATAAACGCCAACTTTGGTTTTGGCGCCACCGGTCACTGAAACGCAGGTTCCGGTTCCGGTATTTGTCCCGGCAGTTCCGGTCGTGGGCACAGATCCAATTTTAATCTTTCCGATAACAGACCCCATCACAAGGTCCTGTCCGGCCAGTATAGTGACCTGCTCGCGGGAGTGATAGTTTTCCATTTCCCATTTAAGCAGGTCGTTTAGGTAATTTCCTTCAGTCAAAATAGTAGGCATATTCGTTCTCCCTTATAAAAGAAAAAAGCAGTGACAAGCGACAGGTGACGAGTTTTTATGTTTCTTGTCACCCGTCACTTGTCACTCGTCACCAGTTTTTGAGCCCGCTTTTTCGCATCCGCCAGAAGCGGGTTGACTTCACCGGTTGAAAGCGGCCCAACCGTGGATACAATCGACGCTTTTTCCGCCGCTTTGGCCTTGGCATCCAGAATAACGCTTTTTGCCTCATCGAGCGTCAGTCCGTCACGGATCATGACGCCTGCAAGTTCCGGCATCCCGGCAATTTCACAAACATCAACGATATCCGCAGGTAAATCATTGCTGATATGATCCGGTACATCCGGCGGTTCCAGTTCCAGCGCAGGCAAGCGCGCTTCAATGTCTTCCATCATCGCTTTGACTTCCAGCATACTTTCCGCAAGCGCCTGGTTGATGACGTCCCGCACTTCATTCAAATTCATAACCGTCTCTCCTTTGCTTAAACTCATTCTTGACATGATATCCCTTACCGGCCGTACACCGTCAGCAAGCCCGGCCCCGACAGCGGCCTTTCCCATATAAATGGCCGCCTGTGTGGCAACTACATCCGCCTGCGTCATGCCTCTGTTTCGCGCTACAACAGCAGTGAACATGTCGTAAAGCTTATCGACGTGGGCCTGGAGAATGTCCTTGCCATCCGCTTTCAGCTGCTCGTGAGGGTTGAAATCATTTTTATGATCACCGGCGAAAATGGGCGTGTACCGGAACCCCAGGTCCTCATCAAATCCGCTTTGGTCCCTGTGTATCGCAATAACGCCGATGCTTCCGACCTGGGCGGTTGAGGGCAGGTAAACTTCATCCGCCGCAGAAGCGATTGCGTAAGCTGCCGAAAAAGCGGCTTCATCTACAACGGCGATGATAGGTTTGGTTCCCCTTGCGTTGTAGATTTCGTCAACCAGGTCAAAAAGACCTGCTACTTCACCGCCCGGGGAATCTATGAGAAACAACACGCTGCTTGCACGCTCTTCAGCAATGGCTGCACGGAACATATTGCGGATATCTGAATACGATGCTTCATCCCACCAACCATAAGGTCTGTAAGAAAGCCCGCCCAGAATCTCGATAAGGGCAACGCCATCAACGATCGCGTAACCCTCATCCATAAACACAGTTTCATTTCCCAGAAAAACAAATGCCTTTAACGTGTCATCAGAAAGACAAGCGGGTGCTTTTTCCGGCAAGACACCCGCAGCCTTTGCAGCCAATATTTCATCAACAGCTTGCGGCGCCACCATGAGCGACGTGTTAAACAGTCTGGTCGGTATTTCCACTGGCATTTCCTCCTGTTAAAAAAAAAGTGACGAGTGACGAGTAACAGGTAATGAGTGGCGGACTGTTTTTTACCCGTCACTCGTCACTTGTCACCCGTCACCTTTTTTTCTTGCGTCCGAATCAAATTTGAGCCCGGCCGTATCCGCCCGCTCATTATCCGCCATGATTTCATCCTCAAGCGCTTCAACGTCCAATCCCCGCTCAGCTACCTCCTGGGTCCGGGAAGAAAACCCGGACCGGACAAGACCGGTGGACGCCTTCAAGTCCTTAAGCGGATCAACCCACGGCCAGCCGTCAATCGTCCATTTGATCCTCATGTACGACTTCGGGTCTTTTGCATATCCGGGCAAGAACATGGCATTCGATAACGCAACCTGAGAAAGCCAGTATCTGGCGACCGGCCTGCATATCTGATATGCCATGACATTGAAAATAAACTGCTTGCATTGCCGTTGAAATTCCAGGTTCCCGGCCCGGATAGAGGAATAATTGACTCCGGACAGATCCCCGGTGAACTTCTCATAGGTCAAGCCTCCCAATCCTCTGGCGACCCTGCGTTCCTGATGCTTGACAAAACAATCGTAATTCCCGCCGACATCCGCCGGTTCCGAAAACGTGACAGAATGCCCAGGGGCAAGCGTGGTAAACGTACCAGGCTGCATGTTGTAAACGGGTGTGTCGGTTTCGTCCTTTTCCTTCTTTTCCCCAAACTGCGGCGGCATAAAGTCCTCTTCAGGAGGCTGAGTGACAAACCCCCCAAACATAGCCGCCGTTTTTTTGCGCGTAAGTTCGGCATCGTTAAACTGATTCAGATCGTGCATGGTCAGGATCAGCGAGGTTAGCCAGGGCCGGCCCCGCTGTTGCCCGGGGCGAAGCGGCTGGAATGCATGAAGTATTTCAGATGCTGGTATCCGGACTCGGTCAAATTGATTCTGGTTTGTCATAAAAGACTCGCCGGGGTGTTCCCGATACATCCAGTACGCCTTGCGTTGACCTGTCTTATCAAACTCGATCCCCATGCGTATTTCGTTGCCGTTGGGGGCTACAGTGTTATAGGTTTCATCGAGGTGGTCCGATTCAAGGACCTGGAGTTGCAGGGGCACCGAAAGCCCGCTGCCCGGGCGTTTCGGGCAGAACCGGATAAACACTTCTCCGGATTCAATGATTGACCGGGCAATGAGCGCCTGAAGTCCGTAGAAATCAAGCAGGCCATCCGCGTCCGCTTCCTGGGTCCAGTCCGACCAGAGTTGCTGCAACGCTTTTTTGAGTTTGGAATTGGAAAGCTGCCACCGGGGGGAGATCCCCATTCCGACGATGTTGGACACCAGGCAATCAAGGGC